AGATAATTACGGAGCCCAAGAGCAACAATCTTTGCAAATAACAGTAGCAGGAAACGGAACGCTTGCCTTAACTTTAAATAGTGTTCAATATGATATACCTATCACGTCTGGAACCGTTCAACATAACGCTTACGAGATTGAAGCTTGGATGCTAGCTAATCAGTCAGTATGGAATGTTGAACAAGTGGACGACACGGTATTTTTTCAAAACAAAAACGCGGCCGCTGCGGCTGGAACATACTCTGTCAGTGGTGCCGGATTGTCTGGCACCTTCACATCAATTACAACCGGAACCGCCAAAACACAGTCAACTATAAATGAGGAAGATTGGAACGGTGAAAGCGTGACCTTTGATAAAACAAAGGGAAATGTTTTTATGATAAAAGTTTCTTATCTAGGTTTCGGCCCAATATCTTTTTATATTTTATGCCCAACGGAAAGGGTTTTTAAAAAAGTTCATACAATCGACTATCAAAACGCCTACACTAAGCCGAGCGTTTCACACAGAGCTTTAAAGGTGGGATGGGTCGCGGCTTCACTAGGGTCAACCACAGACATAAGTGTTAAGGGAGCGAGCGCTGGAACTTTTATCGAGGGTCAATCTTCAATTAATGGCGTAGCTCACGCACAGTCAAACTCTAATGGCTCGGTAAGTACAAGCTTTGAGGCCGTCTTGACGATAAAGGCACTTGAAACCTATCAAAGTAAGGCCATGATGGGCCGAGTTGTGTTTCAAAGGCTTGCAATATCGACAGATTCGACAAAAGAGGTTGTTTTTAAAATATCAAAAGATGCGACACTAGGTGAGACAAATTTTCAATATCACGACTCGAGTGATTCAGTGGCGCTATATGACACCGGAGATCATGCCGACAGCGGTAACGCTCACGCACTTTACGAGGGGCAAATAGGTGCCAGTGGTGCGGCCGAAATAAATCTTAAAGAGCTTGGAATAGATATTTTAGCAAACGAATATATTACTGTTTTCGCAAAAGTAGTCTCTGGCTCCGCATCTGATGTCACAGCATCTTTAACATGGAAAGAAGATTTTTAGTGTGGACATTAGAAACCTAGGCTTTTATCAAAAAAAATTCTTAAAGATCTTAACTAAAGAAGGAAAGCTCGCAAGGTTTTTGCCTAATGTTTATCAAGAGGAACTAAATAAACTTATAGACGAAAAAAGAAGGCATCAAGAGCCTGTGAGACTTAGGGTTTTAAAGTGTCGACAAATTGGAATAAGCACTTGGGGAAGTTCCTTAAATTATCACTTTACTACGACCTATAAAAACAAAAATGCACTTATAATTGCGCACGATCAAGAAAGCTCAAGCGGTCTTTTCGAAATGTCTAAAAAATATTGGGAGCATACTCCTGAAATGTATAGACCAATGAGAAGGCGCTCCAATGCAAAAGAGCTTATCTTTGATAACCCTGAAACAGATTCTAAAACTCGAGGCTTGGGCTCAATGATAAAGATTGAAACAGCAAACAATTTGAGTGCTGGCCGATCTAAAACAATTCAATGCTTGCATCAATCTGAAAAAGCTTTCTGGCGTGACGCTGCGACAGTTCAAACGGGGCTTTATCAATCTATTCCTTATAAGCCCGACACTGTTATTTTAGACGAGTCCACAGCAAACGGAGTCACTGGAAAAGGTGAACAATTTTACAATGATTGGCATGACTCAAACTTTACGAATGTATTTTTCAAGTGGACTCACAACCCAGAATATGAGATTCCCGTCACATCAGATTTTAAGCCCGATCACTACGAAAAGGAACTAATGAAGCTTCACCCAGAGCTTACCTTGCCAAAACTAAACTTTAGACGCTATAAATTAAAAAACGAAATGGGCTCGGCCTTGCTTGATCCAGAAACACAGTTTTCGCAAGAATACCCTTTAACAGAGCAAGAAGCTTTCATTTCATCGGGCCGCCCTGTCTTTAATATGGCCCAAGTCTTAAGAGATATTGAGTCGATTAAGACACTGAAACATGAGGTTGGGGAAATATGAGTTTAGGCATTACAGCGAAAAAAGATGAGACTATTCACGTATTCCATAAGGGCGAAATGCTCAAAATCACGCTTTTAAAGCACAATAGCACGTCAGGAAAACTCGGCTTTACAGGGCCTAAAAGTTTTGCAATAGTAAGACCACAGAGAAACAGCGAAAGAATCGCAAACCTAATAACGAAACTGAAACAAGAGGGTAACAGTGACGACAGTAAACCTACAACCGATCGATTCAAGGATAAAGAAAGCCGACAACACTAGCCCAAGAGAATGTAAAAGGTGTAAAGAAGTTAAGGAAATATCCTGTTTTAACAAGGCAAGCAACGGGCGATTTTTGCACAAATGCAAACCTTGTGTAAGTTTCGAGCAAAAAATCAGAACACAAAAACGTAAAGAAAGACAAAAGGAAATAGAGAAGAAGCTACTCGCTGACAAGTTCAAGCGAATGGGCTCTTAATTTGACGAGCGACAGGGGCGAACCCGGACGAACGCCCTTGTCGTTTTAAGAGAGGTAAAAAATGAAAATTGTTATCATGTTACTACTTGCCAGCACCTTAAGTGCAAATGAATGGCACCACATCGACACTAATAAAATATCAAAAAAGAAGTGCTATCGATCAAGGAATCAAGGTTATTCAGTTTGTCGGTATAGATTCAATTTTATTAGACTTACTGACCTGTGTACTTTTTCAGAGTCTAGACAAGAAAACTCGATAAAAATAAACTGCGAAATATTTACTAATTTTGAAAAGAGATATTATCAAATACTTGATGAAAAACAATGGAAGGACTAGCGGTATTTTTAATAGTATTTACTTTACTAATAGTTATAGTTTTTAGCTTAAACATAAGAGGTAAGATAATGGGACATAATAAATTTAATATAGGCGATCACGTCAAGGTTATCGATAAAGACGACTACGAATACAACGATGAAAAGTTTGAGATAACCAAAATCTATTCAAAAAGAAACGATGTGCTTTACGCTGGAATGAACACGCATGGTTATTACGAAGATCAATTAGAAAAAATAAACCCGATTAAGAGAGTGAAGCTATATAGATATACTTTAAAAACTGAATACGGATATGCTCAAACCGCATGGTCAAACGAGCCGCCACAGTCAGGCGCTAAAATTGTAAAAACCGAAGAAAAAGAAGTCGAGTTTAGAGAAAAATGATTAAATCATGCGCTTGGATCACATTCTTTGTTTTCGCATCTCTGGCATTTATGGCCGTCATGTTCGAAATACTTGAGTTTATCAAATGGATAATATATATAAGTTAAGTCTCTTTTTAGAGATAATAACTTTTAATAGTTGTGTGTTTGGGGCTTTTCGAAGCCCCTTTTTTTATGCACAATATTACTATGAGGAAATGGAAACCTTCACTTAAGCTAGTAAACAGAATCATTCAAGACTATAAGGGATGTATTTATCACGTTTCAAGAGAGCTTCAATGCGAAATAGATGACCTAAAGAAGTATGAGGCGCTATGGCCCAACAACGAGCTTAAGGACTATTTTGAACGTAAGGATAAGTTTATTAAGTGCGTTGAGGCGGCAAAAGCAGAAGAAAATGCGCTCAAGAAAGAAAGGCTTAAGAAAGACGTAAGAGAGCAACGACGCTTAAAATACGCCAAAATAAAAGAGGTCATCGAAAAATACGAAGGCGACAGAAAGAAAGCGGCGGCCGAACTTGGAATGACCAACGAGGCGATTAAAAAAGCCGTTCAAAAGGTTTTTTACACCTATGACGACTTCCAATACTTCAAGCCAAGAAAGAAGGGAAAAGAAACTAGGTCTATATTTCCGACGAACGAGGAACGTCTATATTATAAAGACAATCCGCATATTAAATACATCAAGCAAGGTTTATGTTCCGAGAAGAGAAACGAGGAAATTTAAAGATATTTGAAAGACCAAGGCCAGAGAAAAGCTATTCTTTAGGCGCTGACGTTGCCGAAGGTCTTGCCACAGGCGACAGCTCAACGGCTTTTATTATCGACACTGAAATGAATCACGTCGCAAGCTATTGCGGAAAAATACACCCTGACTTATTCGGTGAAATGCTGTGTAGGCTTGGCGATTGGTACAACTCAGCACTTTTGACCGTTGAAATAAATAATCACGGGATTCTCACACTTGATCGAATCAAGAGGCGAAATTATCCTAATGTATTTACTCGGACAGTTGAGGAAATCAGAGGCGAAGAGATCCAAAAAAGGATAGGCTGGCAAACCACAGCAAAAACCAAAATGAAGATGCTTGATGAGTTTGTGGCTCAATATAGGGACGGTGAGTTAAAAATAAATGACGTTGATCTTCTTAAGGAAATGGCCGGATTGGTTGTCGAGGACGGTGGCGACGTTGTGCTTAATGGAAAAGACCGCATTGTGGCGGCTTGTTTAGCGATTCAAGGGCTCCCTCAAGTGGTAAGGTCAGGCGAGTTTAAGGCATTTACACCGAGCCAAAAAAGGCAAAAAGACCTGTTAAACTTAAGCACCGAGGAACGGGCAAAAAGATTGTCAGTAAACAAGGAATATAATAGTTTTGAATAATGGAAATAACGATATTTTTCACATTTGTCTTGCTGTCCTTTGGCTTGGGCTTTTTCTTTGGAGTATATTTTGCGCCTATCAAAAAAACAGAGCCTATAAAATGGAAAGAGGTAAAAAGCGCGGTCGAAACTCGAATAAAGGGTAAGTATAAATGCTATTCACCGCAAACGGACCCAGTTAAGCTTTTTTACAACAAAGAATATAGCTATTTTGATGAATCAGAGACTAAAGATCTTTGAGCATATTTGCATCAGAGTCGCTTAAAGCTATTCCGTCCTTCTCCCTTATCTCTTTTACATCCTCGTCGGTGAACTTAGAGTCCGGGTTATCAAGACTTTCTTTATATTGTGGGGGTGCTTCATTTCCAGCACAAACAAGACCTCTTTTCTTGCATTCAGCATCGTATTGACCTCTTGTTGAGATCCAGCCGCCTAAAGATTCATTGTAATGGGGCTTAAAGCCGTCGCCTCTTATTTTGTCATTTCGCCAGAATGAAAGACCTAGTATTTTTTTCCTAAAGTTTGTTGTTTTTGTGGGCTCATCTATAAGCTCACCGTCTTTACCGACAAGCATCATTTTTCCATGCTCTTTTGAATAAATATATTTTTTTGCCATATTGTCGACCTATCGTTTTGCCTATAGAATTTATCTATAATTATTTTAAAATTATATAAAAAGGTTATCAAGCTTGGAAAACAAAAAAGAAGATATTTGCAAAAAAGTCAATCGACTATTTAGCGAAGCCGAGAGCTTCCGTCAGACAAAACACCACGAGTTTACCGAAGCAGAGAAGTTTTATCGTGGGGAGCACTGGCCCCAAGGTATTCGTAGGCCCTATAAAAACCACGTTTTTCGAATAATAGAATCAGTCGTTCCAGTAATGACGGACAGTAGGCCCGACACTGACGTAATTGCAATTGATGAGGGCAAAGAGTTTGAAGCCGAGCTATTGCAACACGCAAAAGACCATGTTTATAGAGCGCAAAACTTAAGCTTAAGGGATGCTATGTCAATTAGGGCATCTTTAAAGATTGGAACCGCCTATCAATACGTTGATTTTGATCCAGACCTTTGTGATGGCGAGGGTGACGTTGTAGTTAAAAATATTCCTTGGCGACAAGTTTTTCCTGACCCTATGGCAAGTGAACTAGATGAGTGT